TTAATTTAGATTTAAAAAATTAAGTTTAATTATTTATCGTTTAAAAAAGTTGTTATTTCTTTTTATTGTTTTTTGCTTTACCTCTTCTTTTTCTACAACAGCAGAATTACCTGTTCTTCTAGCCTCCTCTGTTTTTAACATTCTTGCCGTTTTCTCTACTGTTTCTTTTTGACCCTGTTCTTTAATCTTAGTCTTATAAGACTCAGGATCAGCCAACAACCAAAGTGCTTCAGCAATCAACCCGTGGTTAGGCTCAACATACTGATATTTCTCAAGAAGATGTCCTAGCATATTAGTAGGTCTACCACTAATTGATGGATACTGGGGTTGAACCAATCCAGCATACAACATCTCTTGAGTTCTCCGGTCTATTTTAACACCATTTATTTCTCCTGGCTTCAAGGTCTCATATACATTCTGCATATATTTCTGAGCTTGAGCTGCTTGTCTTTGTTTTAAGTGCTCTTGTTGTGCAAGTTTTTGTTGCACTACCTGAGCCTGCATTTGATCTAGTTTTGGCTTAAACTTGTTAGCCTTACTTTCTAGATCACCTCTATCTTTCCAACTTTCAATTTCTTCCTCAATATCTTCTGCTGTTCCAAAGTTTGTAGCAGTAAGATATTCTCTTACAATTTTTTCCTGATGACTAGCCTCAGAAGGATCTAACTCAAATGTTTCTTCCACCTGAGCAAGAATTTTAAATAGTCCTTTTAAATCTTGTCCACCATCTGATACATATTTAGCTGCTACCTGAAGTTCTTCAGGAAGAGATTGGAAGAATTCAGCTGGTGTAGATTCTCTAATTTTGTTTTCTCTCTCTTCAAAGTTTGCTTGAAAGAGTTCTTCAAAGTCAGTTATGCTATATTCATCAATAGATTTTTCATCATCAAAAGGAATAATCTGTCCAGCATCAATTAGTTTTTTAACTAACTCAACTGTACCATCTTTTGAGATTTTAGATCTACCTGGAGTTTTCTTTTGCTCCTCTTCTTCCTTTTGATTTAAAAGAGATGCATCATTTTCATCTACATCTTTTAAAACATCAGTAAAAGAAGTTTTGTCTTCTTTCTCTTTATCAGAATCATTACTAGATTCTATAGGGTTGTCAAGGAACTTTGTGTCTGCACTTCCCGTTGAAAATACATTAGGTTTTTTTTCTTCTGGAAGCATAATACTATCTGCTCCCGGAATACCCAAAATATTGTCTAGGTCTATGTCAACTGTTTCTACAACAGTAGTGTTTTCTGGTGTACTCATTATGAATTGTTGTTGGTTTATTAAATATCTACAGTATTAATATACGCAAATGTAAATTCCTAAACTTTAAAAATTTTTTGCTTCTAGAAAATAAAATGTATCCTATAGCTATCACTTAGATTTTTTATTTTTATCTTTATCTTTCTTGGACACATCATACTTGTTTTTGTTCTCTTCTGCAATTTTTAATTGGATATTAGCAATTTCTTTTTGTGCATTAATCTTCTCTTTTTCTACTTGTATTTTTTCTCTAGACTGAATAATTTTATTGCTCTCTTTCTCTCTATTAAGGTTCATAGTATCCTGATAGTTCTGAGTTTTTTGAATTCTGTCTAAAGCATCTATGTAGTCAGATTGCTGGTTTTCATTAAGATCTGCCATAGATCCATAACCGGCTGCTTTAATCTGAGCCTCAAGAATTCTAGCTTTTCTGTCTTTATCATTCTCAGTAGCCTCAAACTCAAGCTTCATTCTTTCTTCCTCAGCTTTAGCCATAAGAGCTTGCTCCTGCATTTGTTGTTCCTGAGCCATTTCTTCTTTTCTTCTCATTTCCATTTTCTTCTCATTTTCTTTCAGGATATGAGTAACTTCAGCAATGGACTCAGACTTCATAATGTTACCCAAATCATAGATACTTGCACCACTTGTATTATTAGTAATAGAAAGTTGTTTAAGTTGCTCAAGAATAGCTCTCTGGTTAGCTTTGGTAGTAGCAAAAATGTTTAACTCACGTAGTAGCAAATCAGTACCATTGATCTGGAAGTTCTTTTGCTCATCTAGAGTGGTTATGTATTTTAGTCTGGTAGATGGTTTAGTAGAGTGATAATACTGGGCCAAATCAGTTCTCATTTGGTGAACTCTTGGCATAAGATAATCACAGTGCTGAATAAAGTAAGTCTCAGTCTGAGCATAACTAGCGTTGATAGATTGCTCTATACCGGTAGCAGTTTGCCTGGTTATTTCTTGACCTAAACGCTGTGGAGTAATACCAATAACTTCAAAAGCTTGTTGTTTAAAATATTGAGCAAGCTGTACCCTTGACATCAAACGTTCAGTTTGTGACATGTCCAATTTTTGGAAATGGTTGAAGTTTAATGCATTTTCTGTATTAGTGATAGATGTATCTAAGGGAAGTACCTGAAAATTCTTCATGGCCACATATGCTTTAGCATAGTTAGACTTTCCCCAATCTTCACCTAGTGAGTGTCTAGGCAAAGAGTTTTGGTCAAGCATGATGACTGTTCCAAGTTCATCTATAAGAATATCAGCAATTTGATTATTGACAATATTATAGGCAATTTGGAATGGTTTCATTAGGTCTACAAGTGCTGTAGATCTGGTATTTCTATCTGAAAAAACAGATCCTTCTACCGGTAGCTTACATCCATAGAGTGAGTTCTCACCCTTAAACTGAAACTTGAGGGGCCCTATGTGGTTATTATCAATACCCAAATAGATAGGTTTATAGTCTTCATCTATAATATCTGATATAACTTCACCAGACTCTGTAATCTTAGTAAGATGACCTACCTTACGTTGTGATTTCCAATATACAGTTGTTACACGTAGAAGATTAGACATACCTAAATCAAGGTAATCTTCATTCTCCATCATAATCCAGTTTACAATATCACCACCATAAACAGCGCTATCCCACATAGAAGTAAACTGACGGTAACCAAGTGATGGCATGTTAGTGTTCCATTCATGTGATTTGGTACCATCATAGTAGCTTCCGTCATTTTGATATCCCTGAATAGGGTAACCTGCAGATCTTACCGGATAGATAAGTTCTATGGAAGCCATTTGTTCTTCAGTCATCAACCAGCCATACTTGTCAATGACATCAGCTACGGTCATCATATCATACTTACCAACCCAGTTAGAGTCTGACATATATCGTCTATCTGGTGACTTTTGATAAAATGTTAGTACAGGATTCCATAGCTCTACCTCATAGTCATCCTCCATCATTTTAAAATGCCAGAACTCTCTATCAGTAATAAGCAAATCACGGAAACCTCTTTCCTCTAGTTCATCCATACCAAACCGCTCAACATCAACTTTATGCTGATGCTCAGCCCATTGCTCAACCATAGAACGGTAATCTTTTTGAAAGAAAGCCTCAATCTCAGGAAGAGTTTTAAGATTTTCTGGAGCCATAGCTTGACCGTACTCCTCTGACTCTGGATCAATACCCATAGCCATCATATTACTGTTCATTCTTTGCTGTGCCTCAAACATAAGAACTTGCTCAACCTGAGACTTTTTAAGCTCTAACATTTCATTGTAAGAGTTTTCATCTACAGCTGAATAAGTTACACGGGTTACTCTTTTAGAGAACTCAGATGTAAGAGTGTTAATCACATTAGGAATAATGGGATAAAACTTTAATTCTAAGGCAGATATATCATCTCTAGTTAAAGTATCAATTAAATCGGCATTCTCATTATCTTCCTCAATGATATAATCACTTCTATCTATAATACCTTTAGCCAGCTTATAGTTTTTCATAAGTCTTCTGGCATTTCTACGTACCATTTTAAGACCTTGCCACTCCAACCAATCTAAACACCAAGCAGCCCAATCTTCATCTTTTTTAGATCTAGGTAAAAACTGAATAGGTTGATTAAGAGTACCCATTTTGTTGTACTCTGTCTTGGCACCGGCTTTAGCCTGTAAGGCATTATATATTTGCATATTATTTTAAATTTCTAAATGGCTGTTTAGGAATTCTCATTGTATCATTCTTTGAACCACTTCCTCCTAAATTACGGAAAGGGCTCTTAGTTAATTTACTGAATTTATTTGAGTTATCCAATTTTTTAGCTAGATCTGTTTCCTCATAACGCTTTTTGTAACCCCTATTAGCTTGCTGAACTTTTGCAAAAGCTATAAGTGCTGCAAAGCTAACTAGTCTATCCACGTTAACACCATCTCTGTAAGCTATCATTTCTTTTAATAGCATAGGGTCTGGTATTCTTTCAACACCATATTTTGTCCTTACTACTTTTCCTTCAGAGGTAACATCATGATCTAGTTCTTCCTTAAGATATTCAATTGCATAACTTAGCATATGACTCTTAAACAAAGTACCGGTGTTTCTCCACCCATAGTCTTGATATACATTGGCATTAGCCCCAATATCTTTAAGGAAAAGAATCTGAGATCTAGGTACTAGATACTTTTGTTTCTTTCTGTAAATCATATAGTTAATGAACTGGCTAATGTTGTTTTCCACAATAGTCCAGGCATTATACCATTCAATTATCATCTCTAATCTCTCATGAGTTTTATTGATATCATCAAATCTACCACACCAGGCAGCTACTATTTTATCAGATTCTACATAAGTCTCAATCTCAGAACCATTATTTTTAGTTACCTCTACTGCTGTTTTATATACATATATAGAACATAGAGATTCTGATGTTGTTGTATTATGTGTAACTAAAGCATGTTCAGTAACATAAAGATTATCAGGTGCATCAACTGATATACATACAGCTTCTGCATCATCTACGTATTCTATGTTTGTTATATATCTACTAAATACTTTTGATGGTCTATAAATTTTTCTTTTTCTTGTTAATATAAAAGGATTAAGATATTCAGGTAATAAGACTCTTACAATATAAGAATCTAAATGAGTTGTTTTTTTACATCTTATTTTTGCTATTCCCCCTAATGATTGAACTAATTCAACAACTTGATAAGCTAATCTTTTTGATGATGAATAAAATTCTGCTCCATGATTTGAATAAGAACCATCTGTATCCATTAACCCTTGTAATAAAGATAATCTACTAGACCCCATTGCATACATGTATTCTTGAGGTATAAATTTATCTTCAGATCTTTTACCTTTTAAACCTAATTCTTTTAATCTTTTAGTTAATGAATTTCTTAAACCAACTTTTGTAACAATTGAGTAATCACAATTTGAATTTTTAACCTTTTTTATTAATAAGTCATCTTCTAAAATATGCTCAATAGAATTAATTAACTCTGTATCAACTGTACTAAATCTAATAGACTTTTGTGATAAGCCACCATCACCTAATAGCAAACCTAATAAATAGGGATTGATAGGTAATCTTTTACCAGAATCAAAACCAATAGGTTTAACTATTGGTATTGACCATTTATTTCTATTTTGCTTATCTTTATAATAAGGGGAAACTATATATTCTTTTTTACTATTTCTACCTGTTCCATTATAAGTAATTGTTTTAGTATTGTCTAGTAAATCTTTTACAGAAAGTGTAATATATCCTTTTGTTCCACCATTTAGTTTTACATCCCATAAGTGATCTTCACATACTTTAATACTATGTCCATCACTGAATGTTATACTACACATTTTTTTAATTCCTTGTGGATAAACACCTATTACATTAATAGCTCCTCCATCAGATCCTATAACCTTATCTCCAATTTTAATATCGCCTATTCTTTTTCTACCTTCTGGTGTATATAACATATTATCAACATGTTCAGCCTTACCTTCTCCAACAGGGTCAACAGATGCATAATAGGTAAGAAACTCTGCATTTTTATCAGGTCTTTCCCATACAACCAAAACACCTGTTTTATCCTCTGTATTTTTTGATATGGGGAATTCAATGATAGGAAGCTTGTTAGTTGTCTCTACAGCAACTTCTCCTTTAGCATTCCTGTAAATATCAAGGAACTCATATGGATATTCTTTCTCTTCTATCCTTTGATTTTGAGCTGATATAAGATGTCCTGGAAAAAGAGAGACACTTCTAAAATCAAATGCTTCCTTTACATTACGAGGATGCTGTGATATACGGAGTTGATATTCCTGGGGGTCTAGTTTCTGCTTCCAATCAGCAAATTGTATATCTAGTGCTTCCAAAGCTTCTTCTACTTTAGAATTACCATACTTATCTACATAGGGTGGCATAGACCACTGCTCAGGAATGAATAAACCGGTTGTTCCAATTGTACCTTTATCATCTATAAGATCTGAAAACACTGCATATATATCATTGTCTTCAGGGTGCATGATCAGCTTTTTTAAAGGATCACATTGACTGAGATCACCCACAGAACCTGCTGCTATGAATGTACCTGTAGTAATCATACCTGATCTAAGTGCCGGTCTTAGGTACTCATAGGTCTGATTCATCTTAGGGGCAATACCAGCCTCCTCATGGAAGAAGTATTTAGTAGGACCACCGACACCGGTAGTAGGACTTTTCTCAAATGACATAGCCTGGATCACACCCTTGAGACCTAATTCACTTTTTCTTTTTTGACCACCTACAAAATTTACAATCTCAATCTTTTGTTGCCAGAACATTGCTTTGTCTGGATTCATAGGTCTATACCAAGCAGTATGTTTGTTTAGAAATGACTCATATTCATTAAGGAATTTCCAGCTACCCTTCTCATTGATATAGTCTTTGAGACTAGCTCCCATCTTTAGGGTAACCCCTTCCTCAAACCATATCTGGTTTATAAGCTTTCCACAATGAAAGTATGAGCTAGCAATCTGACGTTTCTTTAAAATAGCACAGTGTTTATAGTCAAGCTCTGCTAAGATTTCATACAGAGCCATATGATACTGTGCATCCCTTACATCAGCAAAGCCGTACTTTTGTATTTCTTTGTTGAAAATAGGAAGGAAATTTAGCCACATATAATAATCCCTGGATATATACCAGGTTTTATCATTTGATTTGTATATAACACCTTTCCTACATTTCTCTTTTTCTGTATCCCAGAACTTTATGAAATCTTTAGTACCTGATGGTGCTATACAGTAAAGTCCATTCTTGTCAAAGAGTTTAGCCTGTTCATTAAATTTCTCAGATACTTCATCAAATTCATATCTCCCAGGTTCTTTGAAAATAGATTTACAGAACTCATAAAAGTCTTTTCTGCTTTCAAAGTCCGTATAACTCCATTCTCCATTTTCATAGGTGGGAATATGTTGATAGATTTCAGTATTCATTCAATAATCTAAGTATTTCTGTCAGAGCTTCATGTCTATGATTTTCAGTAAGAAAGATTTTATTTACAAAAGAAGATTTTTCAACTTTAGAAATCTCATGGATAGCAGAATCATTTTTATACTTTAAATCTATTTGGTGAAGGTCACCGGTAAAGATCATAATTGACCCTTTGCCAAGTCTTCCTACACACATTTGTAGTTGAGCTTTTGTCAAATTCTGAAACTCATCTACAATACATATGGCATTTTCAAAGGTTCTACCTCTGAAATGACTAAGAGAAACAAGCTCAATAGAACCTTCTTCTTCCATTTTAGTTAGAACATCAGGTTTATTGTATACTTTTCTCATGTTAGATTTAATTGGTACTAACCAAGGTTCCATCTTTTCTTTTTCAGATCCCGGTAAGAAACCATTGTCTTCTGTAGAAATAGTAGGTCTAGTAATGATAATCTTATTTACTTGCCTTTTAAAGTACATATCCAAAGCTATTTGTACAGCAACAAGAGTTTTTCCACAACCAGCATTACCTATAACAAAATTATATGGCTTAGTAATGATTAACTCTTTGGCTTTTTTCTGTTCTTCTGATAGTGTGATCGAGAAGTTCACAGCCCCTTTAGGTGCAGTTTTTTCAATGTTTGATTTGCTCATGATATAAAGATAAATAATATCTTATATTTTTAAAACTTCTTTTTATCAATTTTGATCATAAGCTAATCCTTGCCCACCGCGTACTTGACTTTTTTGTTCATCCTGAAGATCTTTATAGGCACCTTTATAGCTCTCTCTAATCTGTTGATATTTTGCAGCAGCATTTACTAGTGCTGTAATGTTTCCATCTCTACCATCTGTTATAAGAGTGGTTTCCATATAAGTACCTAATTTATCCAGCATTTGTTTGATTCCTTTATATGCTCTAGAGGTAGGTGTTTCATACATGTTTGAACAAAACTTAAGAGCAGCTATGATATCAGAATCATCAGTTGAGAAATCAGCATCTATTTCATGTAGTATAATTTCTTCTTTATCTATTTCTGCAACATTAAAAAAAGGATTAATATCTGGATTAGGGCATGTCATATAAAACAGATACTGATAGATTTTAAGATAATCATCTGGGTGAGAGTCCATTATCTTTTTTAAAGTGGTCAGAGTATAGCAATGTTCTGTTGGAACTACAATGCCATTAGATATGTCAAATAGTTTTACTATCATCTTTGTTTATGTTATAATAATAATTATCTGTATCTTCAGCTATCCATCTATCAGCAACTGTTTCAACAGAAAACATTTTTTTATCTACTTTTATTTCTTTAGGATCTAATGGAAAATCTTTAGTAACCCAATTAGAATCTTTCCAATATATTCTATTATTAGGTTGACAAAGAAGATATCCATCATCAGCTACAAGAATGTGCCCACATTTATAATCAGAAGGTTCATCTGAATAAGGATTATTAAACCAATCAACAGTCATTAAGTAAGTGGCCCAGACTTTATTGTTATCTCTTAGAACAACCTGACATCTTTTTTCATGTAAGTATTCAAACTTTGTAACAACTACATTTTCTGAAAAGCAATCCCAGAGTTGTTTATAGTAATAAGGAATATCATTTTCTGGTTCTTTAATAAATATTTCAGATAATGGTACTCTTGATCTAAGCATTCCATAATCAGTCATTATGTGGAATGTAAGTATTTTACTAACAACAGACTGTACACCAAAGGCATAAGCTTGATGAAAAATATTACTGTCCTTATCATTTTTTGTAAGATGTGATAATCTTACAAGACATTTAAAAGATGGGATGTTGATGTTTAGCATTATTTTCTTTCTAGGCTTATGTTCTTACAAAATCTTAATTCTTTATTATTCAATGTCCATATTTCTCCATCATCCATAGCACAGGTGAACAATAAGTCATGTTCCTGACTATAGTCTATAACCAAGAAAGCGTAACCCTCCATGTCATCTGATACTCTTTTAATAGGTATCATGGGGTCAAGTTGAAGCATCATAGTGACATATGATTAATAATAGCAATGACTTCTTCTTTTAGATAAGGTAGCTCATAACGTTCAACATTTTTAATAATTGGATATCCCTCAAGGTCAAGCCTGTGAATTTTCTTTCCTTCTTTATCAACCCCATCATCTTCAAAAATGACATGGTCTAGAATAAGTTTACCCGGTTTGAGCTTAGGATTATGTTTAATGATTATATACATGTACAAACTAAGCTGAAGAGCATAGTGATTATAGTTACAATCATCAAGATGAGATAAAGGATAGAACATCTTTTTAGAGATACCCTCCCAGTTTTTGTATGATTCTAATTTAATCTCTTTGTTTGTTTTATAATCATACACGTCTACCTTACTGTTTAATACCTCTACCCTATCTGACTGTCCACAGATACCGGCTGATTTTAAATAATTTAACTTTTGATCAGGAGCTGTTTTAATTCCATTTGTCTCAAGAGACTTAAAAATTTTAAGGTCCTGTCCATCTCTGCTAATAGTATCACAACCAAGTATATCAGATTCTCTTTGATTATGGTACCAGGTTCCTAGATTGATAGCTCGGTCTGACTCATTCTTCCAGGCTTCTTTGATAGTTTCTGGAGACATACCATACCATTTACTCTTTTTATTTTTAGAGGACTTCTCAGCTATAGCATCAGCATCAAAGTATTCCTTAAACTTAGAGATAACACTAGTAACACTGGTCCATTGAATGTTTTCAGATGGGTCGATGCTTACATATTTATGTTCGGTGGGTAAAAATTTAACCGGCATTTTCTTCAAGTTTTTTATTAAGTTTTTGTTCTTCTTTTTCAGTAAGAACAGCCTTCCATTTACCTGCTTCACATTCAGATGATAAAGACCTTTGTAAAAACTGCAATGAACAACCGCATACGCCACAGCAGGGTTGAGTTCCGGGAGCAAAACATTTGTCACCCCCTCTGTCAATATCATCACAACTTTGACATATTTGATTCCTTTTTTCCGCAATCTCTTCAACATGTTCTGTCTTAAATATAGAGTTTTTAATACCCTCAAGTATTTTACCCTTTTTCTTCCAAACCTCCAGTAGTGTTTCCATATTTTTCACTTTTGATTTTTTTACGTCTCACATCTTCTTCCTCTAATTCCTTTTTTGTGTTTTCTAGAACAACAAGTCTATCAGATAGTGCCTGATATCTAGGGTAATTAGAAAAATTTGGTTTATTAAACTTATTTATCAATGCCTCATACTTCTGAATAGCACTCAATAATGTTTTCTTTCTAACCTGAAAAACTCCAATATTTTCTATGTTTATTCTACAGTATGATACGGATGTTATGGATTTTCTGACATTTCCCCAGTAGAAGTCAATAACATCATTTACTAAAGATTCCTCCAAATCCAATTCAGAGTACAAATCTTTCAATATAACTTTAGATTTCTTTGGATTCAATTCTTACAATTTTATAATCTAAAAGGATATTCCCCTCAGTTTGTATTTTCAAACTAGGATTGATTCTAATCTTTTTTTTGCTAGACCCTTCTTTTAAAATAAGATCTCTTTTTTCTGCTTTGGTTACAGCATTTCTTACAGATTGACTGCTGCCGAAAATTTCTTTACTGGCAGCAGTCTTGCAAAACTCTGTAAGTTCTCTCTCACCAGATAATGCTAAAAGGGTTAAGCAATTTAGATCAAGGGTAGAAACAGGTATATCGTTTAAATTACAATGTACAGATATCTGAAACTTGGTAATATCCCAAATCTCCATTCGTATACGTTTCTGAACTTGATTTACAATAGCCATTGTTGGTTTATTATAGCATTACACTTTCTTGAGATTTTTTTTAGGTCTCTCTTCTGTAGGACCCTCAGCTTCCTCATTAGATGGAGGAGTGTTTAGTTGAGCTTGTCTGATCATTGCTACCATACGCTTAAGTCTGTTTTCTTCAATGTCAGCTGATAATGACTCAAACTCAAGTTGCACCTTCATAAAGTCAATCTGCTCTTTATAAAAGTTTAGCATCTCTTCTGTTTTAGCCTTGATTTCTTCTGGAGTTAGCTCACGCTCCTCTGTAAATTCTGCATTTTCAATCATTGTCGTGTTGTTTATGTTTTAATTTATACAAGCAAATATATATATAAAAGTTTAAACTTCCAAAAGTTAAATAAAAACCCCCAGACTTTTCTGAGGGCTTTCACGTAAAACATAACTAACACACAATCATAACATAACATCAAACAAAACACCAAATCATCATTGCTTTTTAGCTTTAATATATCCTGTAAGTTCTGCAAGAGCAGCGTTCATTGCAGTAATGTGGGAAGATATAGCATCAATTTTAACATCTATTCTTTCATTAGCAGACTTTTGCTCCTCCCTAATTTCGTTTATTCTAGCATAAATGTTCTGTTCTTTTTTACTAAAGTCTTCTTTAGTTTCTTTTAAAGATTCATTTAATGTAGACATATCTCTAGAGTGGTGTTCCTGCATGTTAGTAAAGTTTGTTGATAGCTTATCAACAGCACGTTTAAGGGTATAGTATAGGCCAGAGAGAGATGCTACCCCTGCTACTATTGTAACCACATCTCTAGTTTCAAACAAAACTGTAGCTGATTCCATAATTCTTTAAGTACAAATAAATATATAATATAATATAGTACTAAAACTAGTGCCTACAAAATAAAATTACAGGTATGCTAGAATAAGAACAGTGGTGGTAAGACCTACAATTATCCCGGACTCAATGATAGCAACGGTTTTCCAGAAACCTAGTTTCCTAGAAATTTTATTAAAGAGTTTTTTATGGTCCTCATACTTTTGTTTAGCTGCCTCTATTGCACCGGTATCACCTACCCTGATAGCCTCAACTATCTCAGCCTGAAGATCACTAAGCTCTAAAACTTCTTCTAGTAATCTAACCTGTTTCCTTAAACTTATAAGTTGTTCTGTATGTACATTATATGCTGAATGATAGTACTCTTCAGCATTAGACATCTTAAGAACAACCCTAAACTCCTCACCATCAAGACATATAGTTGTGTCTTTATTTAGGTATATCGTAGTACCCTGTATCTTCCCTGAGCTTCCATTCTGTAAGCTTTTGGTTTGCGAAAGGACTCTTGACGTTACTGATAATAATAGGAATAGTGTCAATAAAAGTCTCATTGTTTTCATAATAGTTGTTGATTTGTTTAAGTTTTTCAACAGTTTTTGTTTCATTTGTTTTTTCTATGATCAAAGTATCAATCAGTTTCTCCTTCTTTTCTTGAGACACTTTATACAAGGTATCAAGTTTGAGTTGCATTTGCTCAATTGCTTCTATCTTCTTAGAATCATTACAACTCTTATAAAAAAAGATTGTGCCTAGAATAGTTAAAACCATTACTAGTAAAAGTTTTTTGGTTATCTGTGCGCTTTTGCCCATCTTGTAATATGTATATTTTTGTTTAAAGGTCTAATCTTTATATAAACACCGTCACCAGATCTAGAATCTCTAGTACCTCTTTCGTTTGTATTTCCTTCTATAGTCCTTACAGAGTACTGTCCCACAGCATCTACTAAACCAGTATGACCTATGTTTTTAAATCTACCCTTACCTGTATCATTATAACTAAGGGTCATTACCAATACATCTCTGGAATTAAATGATTTGTAGAACTTACCATTAGTAAAGACTACATCCTTACTATTATAAGCAGTCGGTGCCCATCCATTGATAGTATTTGGTATACCACATTCCTTAAGCATAGCCATCACAAAGAAGCTACACCAGGCATAGCCAGGTTTCCACCCAACAGCTACCATTAGGTTCTTTAGTTCCCTGCTGGTAAATCCTTTGTTATTTCCTCCTTTTTCTTTTACTCCAACATAGTAGCTTGCGGTAGCCCTGACACAGTAACCGTCATCAGCAACCACACTATTAATAGGAATAAAACTAAAAATGAAAAGTAAACAAATAAATATAACGTGATTCTTTGCCATACTGTTAATTGAGTTTTAATTTGATCTTTAATTTCTGAAGATATTCTGTTGATATTAAAGCAGAACCAAAATATTCAAGTCCGTACTTACCAGCTAGGAAAAAAGCGATAAACGCTAGGGGAACACTCCACACACCGTCATACATCTGAAGAGAGTGTGTGATTTTTTTAAATAGATTTTTCATTATATTGATTGGTTTGTTTAATTAAGATAGTAAATATTCGTTATCTGCAAGGCCTAAAAAGTTTAAATCTTTTAATATTTGTAAAACATATCTCTTAGACTTTTCTCTCATTGTTAAGTATTCATTTGCCTGAGGATCAACTATAATGTCATTTAAATCAGAAACATAGAAGACAAAGTTGTTTTGAAGACCATCAACAAAGAAAGGTATCTCAATATCTTCCGGATTAGTAGCAGAATACCTAAGTCTTACAATACATTCACCCTCATCTTTTACAAGCAAGCTTTGTTCAAGTGCTACTAAATCAGCCAACTCTGCTAAATAAAAGATCCGGGTTGCTCCAGTAGATGTGTTTACCTGTTGTTGTTTAGCTACAATCTGGTTTAGAACATCTAAATATTCTGGAGTTTCTGGAGAAACCATACGATATCCACCGGTCAATTGAAAGTCTTCAATATGAATATTTAACGTACAGTTTTGAATAGCTGTAAGTGATAAAACTGGTATTTGTCTTAATATTTGTATCATCGTGCTGATATTATTTTAGTTTTCTGTGCTGAATAATCTATCCACATGGTAGGTCTTGATGCATTTGTTCCTTCATACCATATAGCCCCTGTACCTGAAGTAGGAGCTTGGGTTCTTTGACCTACATATTGGTAAACTCCATTATTTCTTGAATAGAAAAAATCATGTACGTTGTTTACAAAATCTGTATATACAGCAAAATTATTGTAGTTATTTACAGCCTGAGAAATAGGTATACCTGAATCTAATCCGTTGGTCGTAATATTAGCAGCACCTCCTGGTCCTGAGTATATAAAAAAGTTAGTAGAAGCATTGGCAATACCAGAATCAGAAGCAAATCCAAATACAGCACCATTACATACCCCTGTTGTTACTGTGTAAAAGTTTCCAGCAGTAGCTGCCATACTACCAAAGCCCATAGCTAAACGACCAAAAGTAGATATAGAAGCACTCAATGCTATACGATTAACAACAAGACTAGGGGTACTAGAACCAGGTATACTATAACCCCCATTAAAATTAGATAGTGCATAAGATCGGGCTGCTGCTGCAGGTTGCATAGAAATTAAACCAACTTGTTGAGATGTTAATCCAGACGCAGTAGTAGATATGCCACTTAAATAAAAAGTATTAGAAGCTTGTGTTGTACCTCCAGCCCAACCGGTATAATCATCAAAAATGTCCCATCTCTGTTTCTCACTCATGTTCCACCTACTATTATAGTAGACAAACAGAGCCGCTTCATTAGGCATAAGGAAACAGGCTATCCCATCCATAGTCCTGAAGCGATTTCCTACAGAACTATCAGTACTTTCACTCTCTAATATTACAAGCTTGTTGGATGAGTTGCTGATAATCATTGTTCTACCATTACTACCGCCCACAACTCCAGAACAAATAGCATATGCTGTCCCAGAATAATCAATAACAGTAGCTTTACCGGTACCCAATGAAGCATTCCAGGCATCATTCCAACCGGTCAATGACAAATTGTTTTGTTTACCAGTTGTTGTCCATGAAATAAGATTAGGAGAAAAGGCTCCAACCTGAGCTGACAAAGCATTTGCAGGATCAAGTGAAGGTAAAACTAAGTTCTCACCCACAGATGGTGCAGTAATAGTTACCTTGTCAACCGCCCTAGTACCTTTTATCATCTCACCTACCAGGTCTACTTCATTAACAGTACCTGAGGTACCTAAAGCAACACCCTCATCTTCCCATTGAATTGGTGCTTGACCACCAGCTACTGTCCAAGCTCTATCTGCTGACAGGTCATAAGTAACTCCGTTAATAGTTAATGTCCTAGTAGTAGGTACCTTAGTGGCTAACCCAGTATCTACGTAAGTTTTTATGGCAGATTGAGAAGGAACTACAATATCACTATTAAGTGACAGAGTAGGGTCAGTATCAATCGGGGTTCCTTTTGTAAATCCTTGTGACATTATCTAATTTCTCTAAATTTTACTGAGGCATAAACAGTCTGTGTACCACTCAATGACGTACATTTTAGTGTCAAGGTACCTAAAGATCTTTGTAATCCAGCAGCATCAAGGGTTATAGGGTATCTTGATACAATTGCTGTATTGGTGACACCCTTTGCTCCACCAGATGATGCAACAAATCCACCATCAATTACAATAGCAGGACTACCACTTAATGTACCTAACACATTGTATTCTGAACTAGAGTATGTAGCGTTGACATTGTTATATGTTGTAGTTCCAGATATAGCCTGACCTACACATAACTGCCATTGAACAGGTTGATTACCAGCATTATAAATCTCAACATCTATATATGCCACCCTTGTTCTATTAGTAATACCGTTAAAAGTAGTCTTTGGTCTAAGACTTAATAGATGAGTCCCACCGGTACCAACACTTATTGCCCCTGAATCTTGCTGAAAGGTATATCCAAACACATTAATGTCTTCAGAACCTCCCTCAGATATTACTGCAGAACAAATAAAATTCATTGTTGTACTTACGGTACCTGTGCATGTCATTCCACATCTTACAGGTAGATTAGCAGATTGGATATATGGTTGAACAAATAAATTAGCATGCATAAACTCATGAGCATAAACTATCTGACCGCCTATATCAAATCCAACTCTAACTCTACCTACATAAAGAGCTTGAATATCTATGACAAGAATCTGTGTTTTGGTAATGTCAAGTGTATAACCACTTGGACCAGTACCGTCTAATTTGTCTAAATTCCAAGATGACTGAGCAACCGTTTCATTACCACTTCCTGTAGCTGAGTATATAGTAAACTGTTTAGTGGTTCCAGATAACTGAAACTCAACACCATTTACACCATCTGAGTATCCAGCAAACTTTAATGTATCGGCCACACCGGCAATCATATTAAAGGTTACAAATATCAATTGTGATCTACCTGGTTGATAGGGAAGATACTCATAACTCTGCATATAAGCTTTACCACCCGTAGGTGTTGAGCTAAATGTCATTACAGCTTGTCTATTAGTAGCATCATGAGTTACCGTAGCACCGGTTCCATTTGTAATCGGCTCTAAAATAATAGGAGCAAGATCATAAGTAAGTTGGGCATTGAACAAAATCAATGGATTAGATACCCTAAGTCTAGAGAAAGCATCTAGGTTAGCTGAGTCCCTAATAGAAACAGCTGAATCTATAATATTATATGAAGCGTATCCTTGTGCCATGTTAACTTATTTCAGATCCGTAAAGTGAGAATGATAGATTGGTATTTGAAGCATACACCCTTACAACATCAGTTGCCGCCAAAGTTACACCTATTGTAGCAATAAACGTATCATTAGCACCTATAGGTAAATCATAATAGATATAATCCTTATTAGTAGTAGATGCTCCACCAATCGCAATTGAGATTCTAAATGTAGACAACACCGTTGACCTGTTACATACTATAACAGAACTGGCAATTGTTGAGGTAGCTGCCGGTACCGTATACAGAGCTGTCTCTGTTGTAGCTACTGGGTTAGACTGTCCTAATGTTTTATATACTGTTGGCATATTCTTTTATTATTTGGTAAACTTATGTAAGTTCAACAATTTAACTATTTTATTAGTCCACTCTTCAGCCTGAGATACAGCATCTTCTTCCTTATCTCTAATATCCCAGTTATGAAGCAGTATTGCCATATGCATAGCCTCATGATTAACAAGAGTTATATCAGTATAATTTTTTTTAAAATGCTTCTTATTAAGAAACAAAAAAGGTTTATATGGAGCCTTTGCTGCTAGCTTTTTATCTCTGGGGTCATAATTAGTAAACCCATATATGTATACACCATTACCCCTAGTCTTATCTATCTCTTCTTCCTGGGCATCTTTACGGTTAAGCCCGTGCATCTCATCTACACCATAATAATCAAATATCTCAGTAGCATCTTTTCCTATAAGAAGGACAAATTTACCCATGTCAATTTTTTTCATATTATCCTCCCATTAATAAAAATGGAGATAATGAATCCCCACCTGTTGTTATTGTCCATGTTCTATCGGCAGACAAGTCATAAGATACCCCATTTATAGTTAAGATCCTAGTAACAGGTACATAGTTAGTAGAAAGATATGTTATAAGATCTGTCTGTGCAGTAATGGTACCAGTAATACTACCCCAGGCTACAACAGCCGGTGGTCCCGATGGGCACCCACTAATATACTTAGCCAGGCCAGCAGCATTATATACCGTAACCGGGGAAACCCCAGAGAAACAACCATTACTTTTAATTACACCAATACTCATTATGGAATCTTAGCAAAAGGTACAGAACTATAAGACATCTGATAACTAGTCCCGGCAACACTAGTAACCACATCAATGCTATCTAATGGGAACAGAAACAACTCAGTAACATTAACAGTATCCCCAGGATCTAGAGACAAAGCATACAACTGAACAGTAGTACCATTAGATACCCGGGTAACATTAATCTCAATATCATAAGCAATAGGGTTATTAAACAAAAAAGATACACTCCCCTGAAATCCCCTAGGGTAACTAATAAGAGGATTACTACCTATACTAAGTATACCCTGTTTAATCTGAATACTGTTAATTACTGCCATACCTCAAAGATAAACCCAAAAATAATTTTTTCCTAAAATTTTTATTGTATAAATAGTGCACTGTTAGGGATCCCTATACAGCACACCCCCGGGCCTGCCGGCAGAGTGGGGTACCCCCGGTCAGTTGTACAGTATTAAACTCTTTATCAGGAGGAAATTTAAATCTTATAGCTATGAAAAAGACTGCATGTAATTCATCCTACCGTGTTGACATTGAGTTCGTTGAGTTCTCCGAACTCACTAAGTTTCAAAGTAAGCTCAACACTTGGATCACCTCTGGTACATTGATCAAGTACCAATCATCTATAAATGATAAGGGGGTCCTGTTTGAAGTTGTCAGAAAGAAAGGGGCTTAAGCCCTTTCTTTTTTCTGATCTTAAACTCTTAATAATCAGCAAATTATAATTATAAATCATATGAAAAAGTTAATGTCCCTGTACCTTAAGGTATGTATTGTGTTTATGGCTGTATTCGTTACACCAGCTGTTATGGCATCTGTGGTATCCCTTGACTTGGGTACCTATGTGAGATGGATTACATCGCCATTGTATTGTTCTGTAATGTTTATTACAAGCTTCCTTCTTACAGGAGCCTTTATAGACTATATAGTAACCAAAAAGAAAGGGGAATAAATTCCCCTTTTTTATTTAAACTCCTTATAATCAGTAAATTATACAATCATGCATATTGAAATGAATAAGCCAATGAGTTATGATTCTCTTAAAAAATCTATCTGTGAGGCACATAAGGGATTTATGATCCGTGATATAGTCACAGAGCATATCACCAGCACTCACATTGATGTATCCTATATAAGGATAGAGAGGGATGACAGCTGGACCAGGATAAAGTCTAGGGTTACTATTAAAGGGGACTAATCATCCCCTTTTTTGTACTTAAAACCCTCTATTATTGGAAACCTACCAATACCATACACCACGTGTATGTAAGGTCCAAGACATCAAATCCCTTGGAATCCTAATCCAGTCCAATGGTAGCATCAGAGGTTAACTATTACTCTGAATCTTTTAAACTCTTGAATATCAATAATTTAATACTTTTATACTTATGTTACACATCACACAATCTGGTTCATTCAAGATGGACCGCAAAATGAAAGACGGCAGCATTCAACCCAACAGCCGTAGATATGCCTATACCGTTAGCGGTAATGCTGCTGAGATTGCGCAATTTAAGCGTGACATTGCAGAGGGCACTAATAAGGGTGCACAGCTACTTGAGAATGGTGAACTGCGCTATTATAGCTGGCGTAAATGCATTGGCAATACAGGGGTGTTAATGCGCTCAAAACTAGGCAATTGGTTCATTGACACTGAGGCCCTTGATGATTTAGAGTCCCTGTCAGAGCAATCACCTGCCCTCATGAAAGCACTTGGCTCTGAGCTAATTAACAGGCTCATGCCACAGAAGCCTATTGAGAAGGCTAAGCCTGAGGCTAATCAGGAGCCTGAGGATGATGGCACAGAGCCCTTCTAGGGAACAATGGGAATGGCTTCGGCTGTTCCCCTTGTTTTTTATGCTGGCCTTATTCTTTAAACCCTGTATTAATGACAATAAGCTACGTAAGTATTTAAGTATTAAGGTGTTAGGAACTGAATGCCTCACATGGGCAACAGGTACTTCTACTACTCTAACTCGGCCATATTTTTTAAACCCTGTATTATGGGTGACGTGAGCTATGATAGTATTTAAAGTATTTAAGTATATAAGTATTTTAAGTATGTAAGTATCTAAGTATCAACGTAATAAACATGTAACCAATTTAAATTTATATATCAAAATGAAAGTACAATTAATTAACAGTTACAAGAAGTTGAGTAGTGTAACTGAAAACGGCTTGCCCGTGCTTGATGCTCAAGGTAATCAAGTGAAGAGACTAAAGACAATGTTCCGCTATGGCCTTGTAGGTGCTACTCCTACTGAGCTAGAGCTGTACAAAAGGTTCAGAAGTCAGGACGGCGTGAACTATTACAGGGAAGAAAATGGTGTGGCACTGTTCCACAGCAATGAATTCATTGGTAATAGTGCTACATTGAACCATTATGTCAAGGAAGACGGTAAGATTGGCTTCAGTGTGAACACCACAGAGATTGATACAATGCAGGCTATGGCTGAAAAGTATCCTCACATGGCGGTCACATTGGGTAATCAGATTGCAGCTCTCATGCTTGCAGGTAATACCCTCAAGCTTGACACCATCTCTGAACATAGTTCAGTGGAAGAAGATGAAACACTAGGCAAGTTCTAATGTTTTTGACCGTAACTAGTTGATAATGAGTGTGTTTGTTGATAGCAAATACACTCATTTCATTTTTTAGTGTTATCCATAACTACTAAAATCCCTATTACTCTGATTATTTCATAGCTAATAATCAACTAGTTATCTCACAGTGACAATATCATGGTGGTTTGATATGTGTATAGAGAACAGTTAGATAAGATATTAGATATACTCTAGTATCTTATTCTTTCTGTTTATCTCTTATTACCATTATCTCTACTACCGCTCATATTCATACACACATTAATACCATTCCCCATTATGATTCCTTTATTTAGATTTACCGCTCTATTTATTTGTTTCTTTACCCTTATTGCTTTGCTGTACATAATACCCGCGGTTTTGTGTTCACTTATTCTATGGGATTCATCTGTATACCATTCTATGATTACATCACCGCCATATATTCTATTTTACGGGACTATATGCTTGTTCGTGGTTATTATGTTATTTGGTGAGATGTTAGATAATTACTAAGTATAAACCCCCATTAATCATTTATAACATGAAACAAATTAGTTTTTCTAATAAGAGTTATACCTCTTTATGTTGTTCTTATGATAGTCTTAGGACTAGATATAAGAGAGTTACCCTCCGTTTTGTTGTGGGTAGAGCAGGACTTGTATCCGGGACATTTACAGTTAAACGCTAATACCATTGTATATGATGTTACATGTATTCTCCCGGTTTTTTCTTATTGTGCTATTACATATAGTACTTGATCTTATTGTGTACATAGCACCCGCTGTGTGTGTTTTTCTTGTTACATGGGATAAGCAGGGTTATAGATCATTAGTGACTCACCCAGCTTATATTAGTGTTATGGCACCAGTAGCTATATATTTAGTGACCGTGTATATACATGAGAAAATAGATGATATGTTCCCATGATGTTTTTACCCTTTCCCTACATACCTAAGCATGTATACAAACTGCTTTTAAACTTAATCAAATGAGACATTTTAGAGCACCATCATTACATTTTAATCTCCGTACACTCAGTAGGGAGAGAATAGGTAATGCCACAAAACTTACATTAAGTGATTGTACTATCATGATTCCTACTGTATGGATAAAGAAATATGTTAAAAGTAATGATACTCATAATGTAAAAATCAATGAGTATTGGGCTTCTAGTATATATAGAAAGATTGTAGATGCAGGTGGTAACCCAAAAAAGTATAGGTCACTAATGAATATTAATTTTTAATGATGTCAGAGAATAAAAAAGATGTATTACTGTTCATAGGGGGAGTCCTATGTGCAGCATCAGTCGTTGTTATGTGGCTGATAATGAAAGTAATTGTTTAAAATCCTAATATGAACAAATCAATAGACAGAAAGCAGAATGCTCTTGCAAGATTGCAGCAGCAGTTACAGGTTGGTACCAAACCTGAGAAGATTAATGGTAAAACTACCGGTAATCAGGTATCTCTAACTAGTAATGATAAGGCTAGAATAGAGAAAGAAATTGAAATCTTATCCAAAAACATTTATTAAACACCTTAAAAATGGACCAAGGAAGTAACTTTAAAAAGCAAGTTATGGAGGCATTGTTTAATGCTCCTACAAATTTGATCAACAACAAGGCTATTATGTGGGCAGCTACAAACTTACCTGATGAGGGTGGTAATGGAAGCTTTAGCAGTAAAGCCAGCAGTGATTTTAGAACAGGTTACCAACATGACCAATCAAACTTTTGGATGGCTCTTGGAATTTCTGAAGAAACTGTAGATAAAGCAAGTGAAGATGTAAAAAGAATCTTTATAAAAGCTAGTTTGGACTCAGAAGTAAAATCTTTGTCAAAATCTGAGATCTTTGAACGTGTTGAGAAAGAGTTAGGAGAATGTGGTATGTTCTTTCTTGCTGTTCTAGGCTTTATGAAGGTTTATGAACAAATGAAAGAAGCTGAGGATGATATACCTGAGCCTCTTAAAAATCTTTTGCGCAGTTTGGATGACCTTCATAAAAAACTAGGAGGATCAGATGATACTAAGTCTTGACAAACAGCTTGACATTCAGTATGTGAAATATCTTCTGAATAATCCCACTGTTTGTATACCTAGTATGCTTTTATTTGGTGAACCGGGTGCTGGTAAAACTAGTTTTGCTAAACACTTGGCCACTCAATTAGAGGCAGAATTGATCTTTGCTCCCTGTTATGATGGTGTAGCAGCAGATCAGTTGGTATATAACTGGGATTTGGGTACTCTTGTGGACGCAATGACTGATGAAGCAACTAAGGGTAGAGAAGCCATGAAAGATGGTTATCTACTACAAGCATTGCGGAAGTCTAATGACCACAAGGTTGTGCTGTTGATAGATGAGGTTGACAAGGCCAAACCCTCAGTAGATACTTTTTTGCTTAGTTATATGCAGGAATGTATGCTGAATGACCCAATCACTGGTATAGTAACAGGTAATAAGAATAACTTGTTTGTTGTTCTTACCTCTAACAAGAGACGTGAGTTGGAAGATGCACTTGACAGACGTATTAATATGATTCGGGAATTTACTTTCCCTGTAAAATCAGAATTGATACAACAAGTCAAGATGATGTTGTCTGTAGACTACAATGAGAGTAAGTTTAACTTCCTCATTGACCTGGTTCTTGCATATAGGACCTTAGAAGTATCTAAGAAACCTAGTCAGAATCAGATAGCTGATTTGATACAAGAGTTGTATTTCATTGGTACCCAAGCAATTGGTAGAAAAACTGCTTATGATATGAAGTTTAGAGCATTTTTGTGGAAGATGTCCCAAGAGGAATCTGATCAAAGATTGTTTAGACATGCACTATCAAAGCGTTATCCAAAGAATACAGCTCAGTATGTAGGATCCATGCTCTAACGAGAGTATTGTTTACGTAGTTAGTTTTAAAAAAAGGGAGGTAAAACTCCCTTTAATTTTTTAATTTAAAATTATGCCACATTTTAGACAAGATCCTTTAATATCAAGACACTTAGTTGAGACCAAAGGAGAATTTACCCATAAGTTTAAAGGTGAGGAGTACACAGTTAACCCAGATAATATTGATGATCTCAGTGATGAAATGATTCAATCTCTATCTACAAGACTTAGTAAACTTTATCCAAGAAAACTTAAGCCAAAAAAAGTACCAATACCTACTGCTGGTAAAGGTGCATCAACTAAAGACTCAAAGACTCCGGGTTTTGATAAAAAATCAGTAGAAGAAATAAATAAAGAAAAACTCATTGAGCGAGAACTAAAACGTCTTGCTACTACTGAAATACTAGTAGAAGATAAATTACATTATCCTAGAGTTTTTATGAAGCTTCTATCTCAACCTCATCTAGCATTAGAAGAGAAGAGAATGGTGCCCGATGAAAAAGTAGAGCTGTATTTATACATAGATGCTGCAGTTAGTTACAATAATAATGATAACGGATTTCATTATACTATGGCTAAAGTTGCTCAAAAAATCAAAGGCATCCGTGTTTACAATGAATGTATGTTACGTTTTGATGATGATGGTTATTATTGGGATCATATGCAAAAACATGTACCTAAAGGAAAAACTGTTCTTGTTTTTACTCAAGGTTGTGGTGGAGCTTATGGAAATCTTCCCAAAGGATACAATATACACTTCTGCACTCACTTTACAAAAGGACATAATTGCGGTTGTGATACTATTGGAAAACATGAACAACAGTCAAAACTGTTCAAAATTCATTATGGTCTTGATACACCAGAGACATTAAAGTCATTGGTTATCAAGTGATTATATATTTACAAGGCTTGTATAGGCAAGTGAGTATAGATGTAAATGCTTACTACGCGAGGTATAAAATTAGCCTACTGCATTAGTTTATTTTGATATTATTCTGTACGTTGTGGCAAGCACAACCTCTGGCGTGAAGAAAAATTTAAATCTAGTGTAGTTGTTATAAAAGTTAAAGATTTTAGATATGATTGATGATTAATACATAAGTGCCGATGATTTTTTATCTAGGTGTGGTATTGAAAAGCAAGAGAATTTAAGAAATTTAATGATTATCGGTAAGAGGGTGTATTCCCTTCTAAGATTATACTGAGGTATTGGAAAGTCTCTTTACATGATTTACAAACGTTTATACAGGTAGCATAAGATAGAAGCTGAAATGCTTGGATTTTAATTAGAATATTGCACTATGTGCTTGGTGCCATTGTCATGGTAACGAGTTCTTATGCCCTCTTGTAAATTAATTGTGATGTGGTAAGGGGCCCGGTGAAACACCCGGGCTTCTTATTTTATTTTTTTTTTTAACAAAGCAACAAAATAAGTAATTTAGTAAAAGTAAAATCAAATGAAAGCTAAAATTCACAGTTATATGGCAGTGCCATTAGAAAAGGTAAAGGAACTGAGTTTCAACAGAAACAAGGTTGAGAAACACATCAAGACTTTGAGTAAGTCTATTAACAAAATTGGTGTGTTGAGAACTCCTGTAATTGCAAAAACAAAAGCTGTTACGGGTATTACAGAATATTTCACTGTTGATGGACAACATCTCATAGAAAGTCTTAAAAGACTCAATGTAGAGAAAGTCCATGCAATTGTTGTGGAGACGGAATCAGTCCGTGAGATAGTTGATATGATGGC